AGATCTTATTAAAGTTTTGTTGAAGGATATGGCATCTAAATCAAGTTATGCTTTAACTATTCCTTGGAGCAATACTAGGCTTGCAGCAAATGCAATTAGAGCAGCAGGAACAGCAAGAGGAAACCCAGTAACTACGGAAGAAATTACTTTATATGATGAATCATTAAAAGCAATCATGCTTTTAAGACAACAAGACAAGTTAAATTATGCTCTTGCTGCAAAGTTTGCTCGTAGTATAAGCTAGGTATTAATATGCGAATAAATGAAATTTTAACAGAACAGGTCCAAGTAGGTAAAAAACATCTTACACATCCAGAAGATCTTGCAGCATTTTATGGCACAGATGGAGCAAATTATGCACTTAATGCCATTATTAATACAGTAAAGAACCCAGCTCAAATAACAATTAAATATGATGGTTACCCTGCTATAGTATGGGGTTGGGATTCAAATGGCAGATTCATTGTAGTTGACAAACATATGTTTGATAAAAAGGATGGGTCTGGTAGACAAATTTTCAGCCCACAAGATTTTATTAACTATGATACAGCAAGAGGTGTAGATCGCAGTGGGTTACATGGTGCCATTGCAAATGCTTGGCAGTCTTTACAACAAAGCACACCTAAAAGTCCAGGATATTACTGGGGAGACATGTTATTTGGTAATACATTAAGCCCTGTTGCCCAAGGCAATCAGCAAATGTATGTGTTTAAAGCAAACCCAAGAGGATTAACATATAATATTGATGTTAATAGTGAACTTGGCAGAATGTTACAGGGCAAAACTGTTGGAATAGCGGTTCATCAATTTATACCTGCAACTTCAGTAAGTGCAGAGGACGCAGTTTCCTTAGATGGAACATTGGGCAATTTAAAACCCAAAGGAAATGTTGCGATTATTCCAGCTAAATTGCCTATAACTCCACAACTTAAATTAAATAGAAACCAAATTAATTTTGTAAAAACAACAATCAACAATAACAGTCAAGCAGTGAATGCATTATTTGAAACTATGCCTATTGCTCAAAATACATGGATTGCATCTTTGGTGGGGCCTTTTATTAATCAAGAACTAATTAGAAATTCCAATCTTAATGATATTACTAAAAGGTCTTATAAGTTTGTTCTGGACAAGGCACCTAGTAATAGAATGCGTTCTGTATTAGAACCTTGGTTACAACAGCAACAACAAGGATTAGCTGCCATGTGGACAATGTGGGCAGCATTATTTAATTGTAAAAATATCTTAATCCCACAACTAGAACAAGCAGCTCAAGCAAGTCCAGTAAAAGGATATCTAGACACAGGTGTAGAAAGTCAGGAAGGCTATGTGTCTAGTGGAGTTAAGTTTGTGGATAGACTTGGCTTTAGTGCTCAAATACATGCTAAACGATAAAAATTAGTAAAATTGTATAAATAAAATTATGCGGTAACGCACATTTTTAAAGGAAACTAACATGGCAGTTTTTACAAGAACAAATGGTAGTGCAAAAACAGTTGTAAGCGTAGGCAATGTAGCTTTAAGTGCAGAAACAACTGGCGTACCAATTAGTACAGGTATTGGTAAGCCAATTCGTTGTATTGGCTTTACAGCAAATAACAGCGTAGCAGCACAAATGGGAACTGGCGAAGTTGTTGAAGCAGTTCTAGCTTATGTTGGCTTAACTAACACAGTTTTAGCTTATCAGGTAGATACAACCCGTATTAGTGTAGTTATGGAAGATTCATCAGAGACCTTCACTACTGCAAATGCTAATGCAATTATTGATGGCAGAGGTATTACTGGCTTTGGTATCAATGCAGTTACAGATGTTGGATTAAAATTAGCAGCATCCTAAGCTAATAATTGTTATATGCATGACGAAAAGGCACCAATTGGTGCCTTTTTTATTCACACAGAAACAAAAGCATAAGATAAATATTTAAGATATTTCTTGGGAACCATTATGGTTGCAACTACTACGGGTATTGAAAAAATTAATTTAGAAGCTCATGTAGAGTTATGTGCTGAACGATATAAAAGTTTAGAAGAAAAACTAGATCAGGTAGATCAAAGAATAAGCACATTGGAAACACATGTTTTATCTATTAAAGAAGGAATCAATAGTAAAACAGCAGGCATTAATAAACAACTTTTAGCAATTGCAACTACTATTATAGGTGTACTATTAACTGCTAATATAACTTTAATTATAAATTTAATTAACAAATGAAAATAGTTGACCTAACCAAGCCAAAACTTTCTGTATATATAAACAATGAAGAAGCAGATTTACTCAAGCTATTTGACGATGAAAATCCTAAATGGCTAAAAAGAGACTTTGATGATAGACAACTGTTAATAGCAAATCAATTAGTTAACAAAAATATATTAAAAAGAATTAAAGAAGATGGACGCATCGTATTCAAAAGAAGAACTAGGTAAATTAGTTGTAGAGCAAGCAATAAAACATATAGAGTCTTGGGCTGCTCAAGAACTTAAATTTATTACTTATAAACTTAAACGCCCCATTTGTGTACCAATAGGCAAAAATAGTTGGTTAGTAGGGCACTATAGAATAACAAAAAACAAGAAAAAATTATTTTCAGTTTATTCAGGCGATAATTTAATTAACAAATTTAGTAATAAACAAGCAGCATTTTTATTTGCAAGTATGGATAAATTACAACAATACGAACTTTCTCGGAGAATAATGAATAGTGATAAAGATTATTCTAGACTTAGCGAGGAAGTTTTTATACTATTGGCAAAACAAAAACGATACATTAAAACATCAAATTTTTTAAAATTGTCTTTAATAAATGCCAAATTAAGTGATATTAAATTAAAACTTTTATGTGCTAAGAAAGATTTAGAAAAAAACTTAATTAGAGCTAAATATGTTAAAGTCTGGGATTAAAATATTATGAACCTTAACGAATTAAATTATAATAAACAACATAAACTAAACCAACTTATGGAAAGTAGGTTTGGTGTAAAAATTAATTATGGTGGCCTTAGTGTAGCTAAAGCAGAAAAAATGCGTTATCAAATTAATGAGCATTTAATTGGATTACGCAAAACTTATGGTGCAAGCCAACTAGAGACCAATCCTAAATACATGGAAATGCTTTTAGTTAAAGAAGGGTTAACAGAATGGCTTTCTACTCGTCGTCAAATCAATGAAGGCGAAATAGAGGCAGCAGAAGTAGTGTTAGCAGCTAAAGATATGGTAGATAGTATTCAAAACATGTTAGAAGATGCTAGTAAGATGTTAAATGAACAAATGCCTCCTTTATTAGACAGTATTAGAGATCAACTTGGGCCTGAAAAGTCTGATAGTTATAAATCTACAGCAGGACAGGCCTTACAATCATTAATTGATAATCTAAATACAGTAAGACAAAGTTTAGACCAGGGTGCAAGAGGACTTGCAGGCGAAGAAGGTGCCCCTACACCAATGAGTGCAAATTTGCCTCCAGCCGACCTAGGTGACGGCGGTGCAGAAATCGATTTAGAAATTCCAGATAATATTGCAACTTCTACAGCAGGTGAAGGCGGATCAAAACCGTTAGGGCGTGAGAAGCGTTAATGCGCTATTATGAATTTGCTAGGCAGTTAAACGAAGACTTTGATCAAGGTGCATCAAAGTCTTTAATGGATGTTATTACTTACGAAAAATCTAGAATTGATGCGGAAGATGCTAATCCTAGAATAAGTGCAAGCAGACTTATTACTATTATGCAAAATGTAGGTTATGAAAGTTTTAACTTTAGAGATTTAGCTAATGCCTATGCTAAATCTCAAGATCTTCAACAGTTAATTTCTAAACCTGAAAAGAATCAAATGATAGAGTTATTGCCAGATGAAGAAACGGTATCTACAGATCAAGGCACAGATTTATCAGACATGCCCCCTCCAGAAACTGCAATGCCACCTGATCAACCCATGGGCACTATGCAGGTTGGACAACCAGCACAACAGCCAGGCTTAGAAGAACCCATAAGTTCTGAACCGAGCGGACCAATAGAAAGCCCACAAGGCACAGAACAAACGGTATCGGCTATGGCAAAGAAAGCGTTGAAAAGACGCCAATAGTTTTAAGGGTTTCCCCTTAAACTTTAAATATAATGATAAAACCAATTAGAATTTGGCCCGATCCCATATTATTAACTCCTACTCATTTATGGGATCATCAGAACCCACAACTAGAATGTGACCAGTTAGAAAAAGATTTAACTGATACTTTATTAGCGGAAAATGCATTAGGATTGGCAGCTAATCAAATAGGTGTTCAATATAGAATATTAGCGATTAATACACAGGATGACAACAACATTAGAATCATGTATAATCCAGTAATATTATATGAAAGTAAAGAAGATGAACTATCCTACGAAGGATGTTTAAGTTTTCCTAAGATTAGATTAGAAATACCAAGAAGCAATTATGTTGAAGTTTCTTGGCGTGATAAACTTAATTATGTACATAGTAGAAGATTTACTGGTATAGATGCTAGATGTATTTTACATGAGATAGACCATTTAAACGGTATATTTTTTAAACAATATGTAAGTAATTTAAAATTTAACCATGCATTAAAACAAGCCAAAAATTAAAAGTGATAAATCCTAAGTTCAATTATAAAACTCTCTCTAAACAAAGTATTGATGGGGCAAGATACTATTGTTTGCCTAATGGGTCAAAAGTAGCTAGTGTTACTACTATTTTAGACAAAACAAAACCCTTAGAAGATAAAAAAAGGCTATTAGATTGGCGTAAAAGTAAAGGTGAGGCTCTTGCTACTCAAATTACTGTAGAAGCTGCAAGTCGCGGTACACGAATGCATAAATGGTTAGAAAACTATATTAAGACAGGAGAGTTAGGTCAACCAGGTACCAATCCATATAGTATACAAAGCTATGAAATGGCTAAAACAGTGATAGCAAATGGTCTTAAAAATGTAGACCAATTTTACGGCATAGAGGCCAGTCTGTATTACGAAGGCCTTTATGCGGGCACAACTGATTGTATTGCAGAATGGAAAGGAAATATAGCTATTTTAGATTTTAAACAAACTAATAAGCCAAAAAAAAGAGAATGGATTCAGGATTATTTCCTACAATTATGTGCCTATAGCATGGCACATAATAATACTTACAATACAGATATTAAGGAAGGTATAGTTTTGATGTGTAGTGCAGATAACCAATACCAGGAATTTACTTTAGAGGGCAAAGAATTTCAATTATATTGTGATAAATGGTTCGATAGATTAGAACAGTATTACAGACAAATAAATATAATATAGAAAAGGAATAGCAATGGCCATTGTTCAAATTAGCCAAGTTAAACATCGTAGAGGACTACAGGAAGACTTACCACAATTAGCATCAGCTGAATTGGGTTGGAGTATAGATACAAGACGCTTGTTTATAGGTAATGGTGGTTTGGACGAAGGGGCTCCTGAAACAGGAAATACAGAAATTTTAACTGAATATAGTAATATTCCAGGAGTAACTAGCTATACCCAAACATTAGACGATAATACAGCTAATGTTGCAGTTGCTAATATGGTATTTGATTCTACAGAACCAGGCGTAATGTTAGACTATAGAATAGATAGAGCAGGCAATGTGCGTGTTGGGTCTTTAAGAATAAGCCAATTGTTGACAAATCTAGGTTGGGACGAAGAATATACAGAAACTAACGATATTGGTATTACATTTAATGTTTATACTATTAGTAGCACCTATGCACAAGTTACAGCAACTACATCTAGCACAGGCGTAGATGCTAATCTCACATTTACAGTAAATACAATCAGTTTATAATCAATTAACTCTATGTGGAACGAATTTCCCAGCGATAGGCTTCGCTGGTGGTATAATTTTAGATTAGATATCAATAAATTGC